GTGGATCCGCGACAGTCCACTTCCCAATCTGGCACCAAGAAATAGAAGATATTCTTGTTCTTAAAAATAATAAAGGAACAGAAGATAATAGAGTTAGAAAATTAGATTATTCAATTCAAATCAGCAAACTCTTTTATGAAAGATTCATTAACAACCAAGACATCTCACTCTTCAGTCCCCACGATGTTCCTGAGCTTAGTGCTAATTTTGGTCTTGATGGATTTGACGACCTTTATCTGGATGCAGAACGAGATGAGTCTATTCCAAGGAAAACTATTGGTGCTCAAGAACTCATTCTGGACCTCTTGAAAGAAAGAGCAGAGACTGGTAGAATCTATATCATGAACATTGATCATTGTAATTCTCATTCATCCTTTAAGGATAAAGTTGAGATGAGCAATCTGTGTCAAGAAATTACTCTTCCAACTAAACCTCTTCAGCATATTGATGATCCTAATGGTGAGATTGCTCTTTGTATTTTGTCAGCAGTTAATGTTGGAAAAGTAAGAGATGATGAAGAGTTTGAAGAACTTTGTGAACTATCAGTCAGAGGACTTGAGGAACTAATTGATTACCAGGATTATCCTGTAGTTGCTGCAGAGAAGTCTACAAAGGCACGTAGATCCCTTGGAATTGGTTATATTGGTCTTGCTCATTACCTTGCTAAACTTGGATTCAGATATGATTCTCAAGAGGCATGGGATGCTGTTCATGGACTTTCTGAATCATTCCAATATTATCTTCTGAAAGCATCTAATCAGATTGCTAAAGAAAAAGGTGCCTGTGAGTATTTTAACAGAACTAAATATTCTGATGGAATCCTTCCAATTGATACATACAAAAAAGATGTAGACGAAATTTCCTCTATCCCCTACCAGCATGATTGGGAATCTTTACGTTCCAGTATTCAAGCATATGGACTACGACATTCAACGCTGTCGGCACAAATGCCATCAGAGAGCAGTTCCGTTGTGTCAAATGCCACCAATGGCATCGAGCCTCCTAGGGGATTCCTGTCCATTAAGAAATCAAAGAAAGGACCTCTTAAGCAGATTGTTCCCCAGTATCAACATCTCAAGAATAATTATACGCTTCTTTGGGATATGCCTAGCAATACTGGTTACATTAATATTGTTGCAGTTATGCAGAAATTCTTCGATCAAGCAATTTCTGGAAACTGGTCCTATAATCCAGAAAATTACCAAGACAATGAAGTTCCTACTTCAGTGATGGCACAAGATTTCTTGAGTACATATAAGTATGGATGGAAGACATCTTATTATCAGAATACTTATGATAATAAGACTGATGAAATTAAAGAACCAACACAAAACATCAATGATTTAATTGAGGAAATTTTAAGTTCAAAAGGAGAGGAAGATTGTGACAGTTGCAAAATTTAGAGTTAACTCTGCCCCCACAATAGAAGGAATGACAGTATTCAACACATCACAAGTAGATTCCAAAAAGCAACCAATGTTTTTTGGAAATCCCCTTGGAGTTCAAAGATATGATCAATACAAGTATCCTATCTTTGATAAACTTACTCAACAGCAACTTGGATACTTCTGGAGACCTGAGGAGGTCTCCCTCCAAAAGGATAGAGCAGACTATCAAACATTAAGACCAGAACAAAAGCACATCTTCACATCTAACTTAAAGTATCAAATTCTTCTTGATTCTGTTCAGGGAAGAGGTCCTGGTATGGCATTTATTCCATACTGTTCTCTTCCTGAACTGGAAGCATGTATGACTGTTTGGGAATTTATGGAGATGATTCACTCCAGATCCTATACTTACATTATTAAAAATGTATACTCAGATCCTTCTGAAGTATTTGATACTATCCTCACTAATGAAAGGATTTTAGAAAGAGCATCTTCTGTTACAGGAGCATATGATGACTTCATCAATTCTGCTCAACTATATGGGACATCCAATGATTGGATCTTTGCACAGGAAGGTGCAGGGTATGCTAGGGAGGAAAGAATTGAACTTAAAAGAAAACTTTACAGAGCAATTGCCAATGTCAACATTCTCGAAGGTATCAGGTTTTATGTCTCGTTCGCTTGCTCGTTTGCATTTGGTGAACTCAAGCTTATGGAAGGATCCGCTAAAATTATCTCTCTTATCGCCAGAGATGAAAACCAGCACCTTGTTATTACTCAAAACATCCTCAATAAGTGGAGTGAAGGGGATGATCCAGAAATGCAACAAATTGCTAAAGAAGAACAAGATTGGGTAGTTAATGCATTTAAAACTTGTGTAGATCAAGAAAAATCATGGGCACAGTATCTGTTTAAGGATGGTTCTATGATTGGTCTGAATGATAAACTTCTCAATAACTATGTTGAGTGGATTGCTAATCGTCGTATGAAATCTATTGGAATTAAACCTATCTATGATATCCCTGCCAAAAATAATCCTCTCCCCTGGACAGAACACTGGATCTCCTCAAAAGGTCTACAAGTTGCTCCCCAGGAAACTGAAGTTGAAAGTTATGTGGTTGGTGGCATCAAACAAGACTTGAAGAAAGATAGTTTTGCTGGATTTAAACTTTGAGTAGAGGGTCTTAGGACCCTCTTTTTTTATAAATAACTAAAAAGGATTTTTTGCGTCATGATAGGACTTAATAACATTAGAGGAGCATACGAACAAGTTTATGTTCAGTTAAATGAAAGTTTGGTAAGAGACAGAGCAAGAAATGTAGTTGCTGATGATAGACTTGATGCTGAGCAAAAAAATACCAATGCTTCAATGAACAAACTTAGAGCACAAACTAAGAGGCATAGTAAAAGCACTGCCTTAGATAGAGCACGAGCACAAATTGCTGCAAAAAAATCAGAAGACACTGCAAGATCAATGCATCCAAAACCAAGAACAAGTGGTTATCGTATTGAAGAATTTGACCAACTTGACGAAAGAATGAGTGATGATGAAAAGGAAATGAGACGTCTTGCTGCTCAAGAACGAAGAGCAGGTAAGTCTGATAGATTAGATTCAAAGGTTGGTGCTAAGTATGCAGAAAGTGAAAAGAAGTCTGCAGAAAGAGAAGATAAGAAATCAAAGGGCAAGCATATTCATGGAATGGCAGATTCTGTTGAGGTAGATGGAGATCTTGTAGATGAAGGTATGACTATGAAGGACTTCAAGAAGAAGCGTAGTGCCCTTAAGCAAAAAGAAAAGCGTGCTGCTGATAAACTTGGTCGATCACACAGAGCAGGAATTCATGATGATAAGGCATCTCCAGAGAGAGCAGCAAGACATCGTGCAAATGTAGATCCTGATTATGATCGTGATGATGAAGAGCAAATGTATCCTGGTGGTAAGTTAAAGAATCCTAAGAAGATTCGTAAGGCAAAAGCAATGGGTGAACTTGGAGAATCTGCAGTTCCTGGAAAACCAGCAGAAAGACTTGGTGCTGTAACTGGTATTCCTAAATCTGAGCAAGAAGCAGCAAGAGAAAGAATTCTTGCCAAGACTGCTGCAAAACGTAAAGAAAGAGAGCAACAAAAAGAAGAGGCAGAATTGGAAGAAGGTAAGAGAGGTTTATGGGATAACATTCATGCCAAGAGAAAGCGTGGAGAAAGACCAGCAAAGCCAGGAGAGAAAGGATATCCAAAAACTTTAAATGTAGAAGAAGTAGATCAAATTATTGAAGGTATCAAACAAGCAAGAAAAAATGTTGGTGCATCTAAGTGTTGGTCTGGAAAGAAACTTGGCAATCCTCCTACTAAGATGAAGGGTGGAAAAGAAGTTCCCAATTGTGTACCTGAGGAACTGGAACTTGATGAAAGAGCACTTGATACTGCAGAGACTGGTGAGAAAGAAAGACTTGTAAAAGGAATGAAGAAGTCTGCAGCAGACTTTAAGAAGAGATATGGTGAGAGAGCAAAGTCTGTAATGTATGCAACTGCCACTAAGATGGCTAAGAAGCATATGGATACCTCTAAATCAGATCGCAGATACGGTGTAGAGGAGGAAACTTCTATGGAAGAAAATGCAGATTTAGAAAACAGAAAAGTAGGTCCAAGAAAGCCATCTCAAATAGCCAAGAGAGAAAAACTTAATAAACTTATTGATGAGATAAGATCAAAAAAAGAAAGTGAATCTAAGTAAGAAGCAAAAGCAATTAATCTTTGTAAGTATTATTACTTCTGGATTAATTGCAACTCTTTCTCAATGCACTAAAATATCTGAAGATAGTCTGTGGGATCTCTTTGATGAAATTCAAAGAAAGTTCTTCCCACAGACTATTTTTAATGAGTTAGTTATTAAAGATCCAGAAAAATTGAACAGAAGAGTTGAGAGGGATGTGAATAAAGCAATCAGGGAGTATGAGAGATGGGAGTCCTCTCTGCCTCCTAGGATGACCAACAAGACCATCCTGGAGGGTCTGAAGTCCCCAAGGTTCTCTGACACTCAGAGACTGGTGGTGAGGGATGCCATCTACTATGAGTGCCCTGGAGGAGTGATGGGCATCAGAGGAGTATGGGTTGACAAGGATCCAAATTGTAACTAGAATCACTCTGTCAGGTTTGAAGGATAAATAAGGCTTAATTATTAAAGGCTTTATGACCTATGAAAACCCTTGGATATATCAAGGAAAGATCTTTGATTCACCTGACATACTGGACTACTTTGGTTTTGTTTATCGTATTGAATGCACTGAGACTTCCAGAATTTATTTGGGAAGAAAGTATTTTTGGTCTTTTAGAAAACCAAAGGGTAAGTCTAGAAAAGTTAAACAGGAAAGTGATTGGAAAAAGTATTATGGATCCTGTCCAGAACTAAAAGAAGATGTAAAAAAGTATGGTAAGAGTAAGTTTAAGAGATCCATACTTTCTTTGCATCAAACTATAGGAAAGACAAACTATGAGGAGACTAAACAGTTATTCTTAAATAATGTCTTAACTGAATCACTTGACACTGGAGATCCTAGGTACTATAATAGCAACATCTTGGGAAGATACTTCAGGAAAGATTATTATGAACAAAAGACAATTGCAAATGATGTGTCAGAACAGAGTGGATGATGTATTTGACAGAATTCATGAATTGTGTGATTCTGGAAGATTGGATGATGCTTCTGCTTTGTATGCAGAAATTAAAGATTGGGTTGTTCAAAAATATGATATTGAAGTTCTCTCTTTAGATTATATTAATGATGTAATCTAAAATCCTAAATAATCACTCATAATGATTTTTAGAATGAGTCTTTGATTATGAAATTAGAGCCCAGGAAGGTGCCCTTCGAGAGAAGTGGTGTACCCCCCTTCTATTGGGATGTAGAGTTCACTTAAATTTAATGCTTTTTAAAACACTTTCAATACTTGCTTTTGGTCTTGTTGGACTGGCACCCATCACAGCAAAGGCAGCAAGCGGATGTTCCCTTGCATCACATTATGGAGTAGGTGATGGATATCATGGACAAATTACTGCCAATGGAGAAAGATACAATGCATATGGGTTGTCAACTGCCCATAAATTTCTTCCTTTTGGCACCAAATTAAAAGTCACTAACCAATCAAATGGTCGTTCTGTAATTGTAAGAGTAAATGACAGAGGACCTTTTGTTGCTGGTAGATCTCTTGACTTGTCCTATGGAGCTTTTGGTAAAATTGCATCTCCTGGACAGGGGGTTGCCAATGTATGCTATACTAGGGTATAATATACATACTTGACAACTGAATACTAGGGAGTTATAATACTCCCTTACATATGC